TGCCCCAGCATACTTAAAGTACTGTGTCATTGAAAGTTTGTTATTTTCAAGGGCATGGGTAAATGACTCAGTAGAGGTTCTTACGAGCCCCATCTGAGCCTGGAATTTACCAGTTGCATTTACCGCATTAAGAAGGTTTGTCTGCAGATTCTTTTGTGCTATTGCTGCAGATGCGCTACCTTTTGCTACCTGAGAATGAAATGTAGCAAGTTGACGCTGTAAATTCTTAAGTTCTGCTAGTGCTGGGCTGGCATCAATATTTATGCCAATATTAGCATTAACATCACTCACGAATTACACCTCCTTATTAAATTGTGTTAATTGTTTGCACGAATTGTATTTAACAAATCAGTTGCATCAGTTAGTTTAACTCCAGATGCTGCTTCAATAATTTGATAAACTGTTGGAAGATCTAAGATATCTTCCAGATTCTTAAGATCCTCTGCAAGTTCTGGCTTATACTGTTCCATTGCAATCTGAACGCATTCAAGAAGGAGAGTCATTGACTTCTCATTATCTTCTGCTACAGTTGCTACCTGCTCAAACTTCTTCATAAATGGACGAAGCAAAGAAATCTTAAGTGGACGTACCTTAATCTTTGAACCATCCATCAGCGTCAGTTCTGACCCCTCATACACTGTTGTTGCCATTTTTCCTCCTACGGATATTTAGTTAATTATAGCATGAATTGCTTATTTTGTTAGGTCTTCATAATCAAGACCCATGCCAATACCGAACCCTAATTTTTGTGCCTTGGGGCCCTGTAATGACAACACATCATTTCCATCACTTGTTGCTCCACCACTAAAAACTCTTGCTTTCATGGCTTCCCATTCATCTTGTCCTTTACCGCTTTGTTTGTCTAAATCTATACCCTGAATTGCTGCTAAAAATTTATTTTTTTCATGATCTAAATCTCTTTTACTTTGTATTGTTGCTAATATTTCTGGCATAGATAATGATTTTTCTAATTCATCATAATCTTTCCATTTACCAACTAAAAATACTTCAGACTCTAATTTTGCTAAATCTAGATCTGACCAAGTTTGACCACTACTTACAGCCTGTTGTTTTACTGGTTCTTCAGATTTTTTATTAATTTTAATTCCAGCAGCAGTATCTAATATTTCATAAATTGTTGGCAAATCAACATTATCTTCAATATCTTCAATAGTCTTTGATATTTCTGGATAAAATTGTTTCATGCATACCTGAGTGCATTGAGCCAATATTGCTATTGATTCATCATCATCTTTTGCTGTTTTTATTCCATCAAATACCTCCATAAATTCACGAAGATATTTAATTTTTAATGGAGTTATTTCTAATTCTTTACCATCTAACAGCACAACATTTTTTGATTCATAAATATAAGTTGCCATTATATTTAATTGTATCATAAAACAACAAAGCCCACTACCTTTATGGTAATGGGCCTGCTGCTTTTATATTAAATTATGATGCGATTGTATGTGTACGGTCAACGATCTTACCGTATGATCCTGAAGCATCTTCTGGTAGCAAACGGAATGATACTTCAAACATTGAAGCCTCATCACGCTTTGCTGATACTGTAACATTCTCAATTGAGAGTGCACGGTAGGCTGTGTAAACACGCTCTACTGCTCCTGAATCTTCACAGTCACCTGTTCCAGGTCCAACTGCAACGATACCACGCTCAACTGGGCATTCGCCAAGTTCACCAGCAGAGAGGTTTAATGCTCTTCCGTTTGATGTTGACTTAGTTCCAGTTAACTGATTTTGATTAAATGCCAATGCTAGAAGCAAGTTCTCTAGTGTGGCTTCAGCAAAGGCAGTTGCAAGATTAACCTGCATTCCTTGCTTGTAAAGTTTAGCAACGTCAAGAATCTGGTCTACCTGGACTTCACCGAAGTCTGGTTGGAACTGCAGTTCAAGGCCGTTCATTGTATAACCTACGTTTGTGTATCCTGCATCATCTGCGAGAGTTTCTCTAAATGATTCATTTGATACGAATGGTTCCAAAGTTCCTGGAGTTAGGACTGTATCTGCAACAAAAAGTGCTGCTGCACCAACGATAATGTTGGTTGAACTTCCACGACTATATGCCATTTTTCACCTCTTCCTTAAAATAGATATTAAGTTGTATTGGCGTTTTTTGTTTCCTCAAGTATAATTATAACATTGTTTTATATGATTATTTTATTAGTTCCTGGAGCCAGCAACTCTGGTTTCCAGTCATGGTTTGTAACTATTGGTTTAGCATGGTATTCAAACTCAATAATAAACTTATTTCCACCATAGGTTCTTGCTGTGCCAAAGTCAACTATATCTCTTGCCTCTTCCAACTGATAGACCTTAAATGTGTGAAAATAAAAAATGTTATTTATTGTGCTTTCATCATCTAATTGAATCTTTCGATTTGAGCACCAGTTATTGACCTCTTCTGCTGACTCATCTCCACGATCCATTAATCTTATTACTGCTTCCTGTATTTTGATCATATTTGTTGATGTATTTTCTGCAGTGGCATAAAAATAATAAAGAATTTGTTCAGTTTTTATATGAGGAAATTTATTTTTGTTCATTCTTGAAAGTCTGTCATAAACACACATAACTCCATCTGGAGACTGTATCCACATCTCTGTTAGATCATCCAGCGTTGTTGGTGTTGATGGGAAAAATGGAAGTCTTCCAAATTCACCCAACTCTGTTACTTTATTTTCTAAATATTTATTAACCCATAACAATGGTGTATTGAGTAGATTGTTATCAGCCATTTGCCACTCCTGCATTTGCTATCCATTTATAACCTGTACTAATTCCCTTTGATTTTCCACGTTTTTTTCCAGAAGCAATATCTTTTTTATAAACTATTGGATTTTCTAAATACTTAGAAATACCACTAGATCTTAAAAATGCTTGAGTAAAATATCTTGTAAAGAAAGAGTCTATAATGTTTTCAAAAGATCCTTTTGTTGCATTGCCTCCTGGATTATCTACTGTAACACTATTTTTAGTAAATACTGTTTCTCCATCTTTTTCAAAAACAAGTACAGGAGATTTTTTTGGAGTTATTGTAACTGATATTCCATCTTCCATAATTCTTGCTTTATCATAAAATGGAATATTTGAACCATTTTTAATTGATGTCGATTGTTTAAAATTTGTCATAAAAGAAAGACCAAGATTGCTTACAGTATATTTAATATCGTATAGTCGTGCTTCTGGACTTCCAACCTGATACCATTCATAAATATGATGCAATGCTTGTGGATTTGTTCTAGCACTTGAATCAATATATTTATTTAACATATCTGAAGTATTTGTACCTAAATTATTAAAAAATATTTTTTTACCTTGTTGAATGCCTTCAATAAAGCCAAATGAATATTGAACTATATTGTTCATATCTTGTGTAAATTGTTTTGTATTTACCTTTAAATTCATCATATGTCAGAAGCCTGATTCTCTGAGCGTCTTATTACTAAGGCATAGTATTCTGGATCACCAAAAGGACCTATAACTGGAGATTGTGACTCAATTTCATATATTGTTGATTTGCCTGCTCTTGGTCCAGAAGTTTCTAAATATAGTGGCAAATCTCTTGCATTTCTAATATTTGTAACTATTACATTTGTAAGTGATTCTGGGTTATTTTCTTCAGAAAAACGAATATCTCTTTTTGTTCTTCCAACTAAAGATTTTTTTAATGTTATGTTTACATTTGGTTTTACTTCTTCATCAATTGTTCCATCTTTTGAAAAATTACAAACTACAGTTTTATTAAAAACCCAAGTTTTTTTAACATTTCCGTATGTTCCCTGATCTACTATTGGATAATAGATGTCTGCTTTCATGGGATATACAACGTCTGTACTTTCGCATATTCCAGACATCTTATAATATTCCAGGCCTTCTTAAATTAGTAATGTATTTGTCTAATGCTTTATCAACAAGAAGATTTCCCGTACCCTCAAACATTTTAGAATCAAATGTTATTTGGAATTGCTCAGTTCTATAATTTGTAATAAATTTTTTATAATAATCTAATCTTCCACATTTAATATCTTCAATTAATCTATTAGTTGCATCACGAATATCATGTGGGACAACTCTATGTCCTGCTTCATAAATAACCACATAGTCCCAACCTTCAGGAAACATAATTCCCTGAGTTGGCAAAATTGTAAATGCACTATCATATGAATCTTTAATGCTATCTCCAGTAAAAGAATCAGAAAGTGCAAATGGATATTTTAAAGGTTTTCTTTCTGCACGATTATAAGATATTTGTTCATCTACATACTCTTTATATATTGCACTTCGATCTTGTGTAATTCCATAATTAAAATCTTTAAGTGCTGGAGTTGGTAATGATGAATCATAAACTAACTCTCCATTTTCATAAACTTGTAAAATTTTATAGGCTAAGTCCCAAAGTGGAAGGTAGTCTGTTCCTTGTCCAACAACTTCCATTAATGCTTTCTCAAATATAAAACCTTTTGGACCAACTACAGAATCAATAATTGCTCTAGCAAGTTGTTCATGTTCAATATATTCAGTAATTTCTGAGGGTGTTGTTCCAAGTTGTTTTGGGTTAACGTATGGTCTCATTATGTTTAAAATATCTTCAACAACAACTTCTCCACGATCTCCATAGTTATCTTCATATATAATTACAGAGTAGTTATGATCATATTTAATAAATTCACCATCTAAAATAAATGTAATTTGAGAATTTTCATCAGATGTTAAAAATGCTTCTGCTTCAATTGTAATTGGGGCATTTTCAATTGTAAAAATATAGTCTGTATATTCTTGTGGAACATCATATGTTACAGTAAGTGGGTATGGTGGCACTCTATTAATAATCATATTTATTTACCGTAATAACTTACTAATTCTTCTGGTGTAGCAATTCTAACATCTTTACGTGTTAGCCATTTTTCTGACTGATCTTTAGTTACAATATTATAACCTCTTTCTAAAATACCAACATTTAACCAATGAAGATTTTTAGTTGAATATATTGCAACCTTTTCTTGAGGTTTTGTATTATCTAATATTTCTTGTTTTTTAGGATCTGGAATAAAACTACCTATGGTTTCTAAAATCTCCATTTTTGTTTTAGCCCCATCAAGATTGATATTATTTTTCTTAGCATAGGACTTTAACTCAAAAACAGTTTTTCCAACTAATTCTTCAATAGTAGTCATTGTATCCTCCAATGTTATTATACCAGAATATGAATAAGGAGGGCAGTCGTTAAACTGCCCTCCTCTTCAATTATTTATGAGTATTACTCAGAAACGCTATCTGAATCGCCGTAAGCGAGTGCATCTAGTTCTTCCCATTGAATACCAAAGCGGACGAATACTGTGTATTCAATTGTGTCCTTCTTTGGCTTGTATTCACGGTTTACAGTAATATCACGTTGGAATCCCCATACACGGTTTGCTGGGAATGTCAAATCGACATATCCTGCTGGGTAGTAAGGAACTTCCATGACATCAATTCCTAGAACACGAGTTGTACGTGCTCCACCAATTGTCTGTCCTTGACCATCAAGGTATGACTGACGGTTTTGAGCAGTTCCACCAATTGCTGGTGAGAATGCTTCTGCAATAGCATCTGCAAGTGTACCGTTATTCTGAACAATACCCTGGAAAGCATCTGTACCAGCATAAAACTTTAGATTGTTCTTAACTGCACGATACTTACGTGGCATTGCCAAAACGATTTCTTGCATTACTCCTGGAGTCCATGCATCATTAGAAACAGTAACAACTGCTTCGTGTGCTGCTGTATCTCCAGCGACTGCGCTGTTGCGAGCCTGGTTTACGAAACCATTCATGATTGACAAGAAGTCACCTGTACGACCATCACCATTAATAGCAAGGTCTTCAATATCATTTGCGAATGCATTTGTCATCAAGCGAACTAGATGATCTTCAAGTGCTGCACCTTCGATATTGTCTTCTAGTGATTCTGTAGAAACTTCCCAATCAAGACGAATCTTCTTTGTAGTAAGTTCTACCTTTGTAAATGTAGCACCAGCGTTTGTGTAGTTTGGGCTACCCTGTGCTGCTGCACGAATAACACGCTCTCCAACGTTAACCTTTTCGATTTCCATTGTGTTTGCACGCATTGTAACTTTACGACCATCTTTGGCGAGCACTGTTGCATCCCACACATAGTCGATGAAGCGACGAGCCTGTTCTGGTGCAAGAATACCGCCTGCTCTTCCAGTCGGATTAACAGCGTTTGCTCCAGATGTTGTTCCGAATGCTGCTGTTGCTGTGTTACCAAGTTGTGCTCCAACAGACGCTGCTGCTGAGTTTAGACCTGTTGCACCACCAATTCCACCTGATACGAGTGAACCCTGGGAGTTAAGTTCTGCTCCTGAGCCACCTGAACCTGGATAGTTTTTGGCTATATCTTTATCTTGTTCTGACATTATTTCACCTCCTAGTGAATATATTGTTAATTAAATAGGTCGGAATTTTTGAGGAAACGTCCGCCCCATAGGGATTTCTGAACCTTTACAGGCTCAAACTGCACGATCTCGCCTAGATCGCCAGACTTGCGGAAAGCGGTATCTTGCTCAACGGCATCTACTCTCTTTCCAAACTCATTAAACTGACCCTTGACCTGTGTTACTTCTGTAGACACATCGTCAATGGACTTGTTAAGTGCTGCAACCTGCTCATTAAGAGACTTAATGGTTGCAGCGAGATCGCCAAAGGCATTAGTAAGAGAGTTCTTGATTTCAGCAATTGCATCTGCAACTGACTCATCTGACTTTGCTACAGCAAGTTCGGCTTCAACTTCTGGAGCAACGCTCTCTTCTTCTACTACGGGAGCAGAAGGAACTGCACCACCATCGTCTGACTTTTCAACAACAGTATCTGTTGCTGCTGCTTCAACGACTGCAGGAGTTTCTACTTCTGCTGGCTGTGCCTCTGGAGTAATTTCAACATTTTCAACTACAGCATCTAATACTGCTTCTGTTGCTTCTGTCATTTTATTTACCTCCTTGGTAATCTTAATTGTACTAATGCCTTTAGCACTATCAACTAAGAACTTTATCATGTTTGCTTTTTCGTCATCACTTTTTTCTACAAAACCAATGTTTTCCATGTTCTTACCACTGACTGGGCTTTCTGCTGTTTCTGAGTCAGATACTAATACGATACCGTTTTCAGAATCGTAAAAAACATTTTCAATTATTGCATCTACTGATGCTCCAGAAATAACATTGTGACCGTTGACTTTTTCAACAGAAATAATGCTTGCAAACTGGTTTGCTGGGCTATCTACAAGAGATAGTTCATAAAGATCATAATCCTTAATAATACGGATTGCCTTGTCCATGTCTGCATTATATGCATCATCCCAAGACTTAATATTTCCACCAATAGAAAAACCACTATATGTGCCATCTAGGACTTTCTCCCAGGCATCTTGTGCACCCTTTGATACGTATGCAGATACATAAACTCCGCTATAAAACTTCTTTGAATTAGGGTCAAAATATTTATCTTCTTTAAATGAGACTATCTTTCCTACCGCTGAGGGTTGGTGCATTTCTCTTAAATTGCCACGGAAATTTTTAAATGCCTGAAGGCTTGCCTCAGTTGTAACAATATCATCTTGCTTGTCAATATTGTCAAGAGTTGCAAAGCCAGAGACCATTCGGCGTTCTACGTCTACTTTGCCAATAGGCATTGACAGACGGACGCTATTCTTGTCTGTTGTCCAGTGTGCTTTATTGATTAACATATCGTTATCCATTATACCAAATGTTTTAAGAGATTTCTCAATTATTGAGACGCTCTTCCCTCTCCTTGTGGATTGCGTCCATCAAGAGTTGCTGCTCCATCTGATTGACTATTTGTTCTTTCTGCATCTCTT